AGTAGTATAGGGTTTTTGGTGGATTCTGGGAACACGCTCAGACCCCACCAGAGTGTGGTGGCACGCTGGATTTCCGACAGCGCAGTAGACCCTATGCGTTCGCGCATCCAGAGCATCGCGTCGCATCCTATTGCATCTCAGGATTCTCGCAGTCTCCACAGGAATTGTCTGCCAGGGGTTCTTAGGTCTCTAGCTCGTGTGTTCGGGTTCGCGGCGGTCGATCCGTCCTTTTTCGATCGGGGAGGGTCTGTGACTGCACTGCGTTGCGTCTTTGGCGCGCGCACTTTTCGACAATTTCTCTTGGAGGATTGGTGGATTTTGGGAACTCGCCCCAGACCTACCATGGTGTGGTGTCACGCTGGATTTCCGATCAGGCAGTAGATCCTCGTCATCTGCGTCAATCTGCGTCTGACTGCGTCAATCTGCGTCAATCCGCGCGCACGTGACACGCACGTGACACGCATGTGACATGGGACTTCACTCACGTGACACGCACGTGACACGCACGTGACACGCACGTGACACGGGACTTCACGCATGTGCCACGTGCGTCACACGGGACTTCACGCATGTGCCACGTGCGTCACACGGGACTGCACGCAACTTGACACGACCTGCTGACAACATGCGCGCAACTTGACACGACCTGCGTCAATCCGCGCGCAACTTGACACGACCTGCTGACAACATGCGCTGTCAGACGTGTGTAATGTTGATTTCAATAGAAGGCGGAGAAGGTCCGTCAAAGAAGCCAGGCGGAGGAATGGTCTGGTGACTTTGCAATTCACTCGGGACGGCTGTGACATCTGTCTCTTCATATTCGAGCGCTGGCGGCTCGACCACCTGCGGTTGAGGCGATTCTGTTGAATCCCCATCGCAGGAGCAACACTCCACGCGATTATTGTCCAGTTCCACGTCGAGAACGGGAGAACCCCCGCCAAGAAGCTTTGCTGAGATGGCAGCCCACACCATCCCCATCCTTTATCTTACACTAGAAAGCTCGAGGTCATAGCTTTATACACCGACTTCTTCCGTTCCCTCTCCATCACGCGCTGCTCTCGCAGGAACTCCACGACCATCTCCGCTCGGCTGATCTGTGGCGGTGCCACCGGGGTCGCTGCGCGCCGCGCATCGGTCAGGCCGGCTTCGCCGGCCGATCGCGCATCGGTCATGGACACTGAGCGTCCCGTCTCAACAGTCGTTTCAGGTTTCGACGGACATTTATGCCGATACTTAAGCTGGTGATTGCTCATTTCCGTCCCACAGTCACTACATCGCGTCTTAGCTTTCAGATCGATGGTGTCCGGGTTCTTAGGTCTCCCTGTTCGCTTCCGGATGGTCTGTGGAGGTGTCACCATCTCCTCTGGAGCTTCCACAGACGATTCCGTCACGACTGGTTCTTCAATGACTTCCATTTACCTTACAGCCTAAAAGTTTTACGCACGACCAAAACATAGAGTAAAAGAAACGTGTGCGCCGTGCATCGGGACAAGTCGTCCTGAGGCGTCTGTGAGACGGAACGAGAGACTCTTGATTGTCTGTCCACCGCACCGAACGAAATCGTGCGATGACTGGACAGTCGCGTGGATGTACGTCCCGAATCCACTGTGAAGAGGAATCTTCTTCACGATGCTGCTCTCGCCCCGTGGTCCGCGACTGCTCTGAAGGTCTGTCAGATTGCTGTGGAGGAACACAGAGTGTACTGGTAGAAGGTCTACGAAGGGGGTGCTGACGGAAGCTCCGGCCGGTATTGTTGTATCGGCGGTCAGGCGCAGGATTCCCATAGCACTCTGCGGGTCGGAGGACGCCCCGGTGAAGCCAGTCAAGTCCGACATAAGGATCCCATACCCGCCACTACTACTAGTGAACGACATAGACCCCGTATTGGTGTTGAAGGCGACATCATATACAATTCCATTACCGGTGGAGTTCATCAATCCTTTAATGGTCGAAGCCAAATCGATTCCGTTGTACTGCTGAGAGGTTAGCGTCAAGATGACATCAGTGATGCTGCCGCCACTCGGGACTTCTCGGAGATACAGAGTGTCGTTCACGGACCCCTCAACGGTTCGCCAGACATTCGCCAGCTGAACGTCATCCACGAACAGCTGTGTGCCAGGTGGGAGATACTGGCTGTCTGGCAGCTCGAAGGAAAAATCGTTAGCGCTCGCACCCACCGAAGCATATCTACTGTCGACAAAGACCTTTCGCAATTGGAGCTCTGGCTCTCGATCCATTTAAAAGGTATAAATATAAACGATGCAACTTGCGAAGGATCAGGTCGGCTCTGCCGGTCGGTCGGGTCATCGCAACCCATCACACCCCTTCTTGAAAAGAGCCCAACAGGGCGTGGAAATCTTCGGCGCGCTGAAAGGAGCTTATGAGATCGGAAGACAGATATACACAGTGGGGCAGGCGATCGCTCCGTATGCAGCCACTGGAGTACGGATGGCCGCGGCCCTTTTGTAGTGTTATCTATAAAAGGCAATGTGGAATAAGCTGACTCCCCATAACTTCCGTCACGGTGTGTCTCAACTTAAGGGACATCTGGCGACTGGCTATGGTCATATGCGTCACTTTGCTTCTAAAGTGGATCAGGGCATGGACTTCGGGAAACGGCTCTTTTCCGTACTAGCCCCGGTCATTGAGAGCCTCGGAGGAGGCAACCTGAACCGGAAAGCGATCCAGGGGTTGGGTGCTTACGAGAAAGCGAAGGCCGCCGTCGTAGATGTCGACGAGAAGGGGAGACAGGAGCTATCTCAGTTCGTCGGCCACTTGAGGTCGACTGTGCCAGAGATTGGCTTGTAAACGCCGAATAACCCATCAATGAGATGGGTTTTTTTACCTTCACATGGTTTCCAATGCCCTGACCCTCGCCGTCAACGCGGCGAGTGCGATCTGCTGATTCTCGATCACCCCCAGGGCCGATTTTAGAACACTTGCGATAACACACGTGTAACGACTGTAATCTAGCTTTAGAAGACCGTCAGATCCTTCGATCACGAGATTTGTGAACATTGGGCTAGCTCCCGACACGGCGATTGCCGTCTGAAGCTCCTGGCTAATGAAGCCCAGTCGCCATTCGGGCTCGCCTCCAGGAATCACGTTGCCATCCATGTCCAAACGATCGTCGTTCATATCGGTGCGACGGTATACGCGGGGTTCGGTCCGATCGAAAATCGCTCGTAGACTCGAGCGATCAGCGTCTTGTATGTCGGTTTTAACGCGAGCATCGCTATTCGCTGTCATGGACCCCATAGTCCACAGATTGCCGTTCCCGTCGAGGTCCATCGTCTGGGTGACATTTTTGCGCCATCGAAAACCGTCGCCGGAAATGTTCACCGCTCGCGAACCTTCGACCGAAAAGCCTGCATTCCAACCTGCGGAATCGTACAGAGCTACCTTCATATTCCCCGACCAGGTTGTGGGGACTGAACCGTGATACTGACTCGTCCACGTCAGATCGGTCAACCCAGACTGTGACGCGCTGCCTGCACCTCCCGTGGATGTCGCGAACATTTTGCCCGTTCCGGCGTCTAGGGACCACGACACGCTGACACTGTTCTGCAGCGCGGGTTGGAGCGCTGAGCCGGATACTACTGCATTGAACGCGTCGGCTTTGTATTTGCCCGATCCTGCATCATAAGTCCACACTACGCTGAGAGTGTCCTGGAGCGCGAGATTGATAAGCATCTTGTTGGACAGCAGGTCGACGCCCACCGTCGTTCCCTGTCCGGCATCGAAGTGCTGAAAAACGCTATTCAGTGGGACGGCCGCACTGATTTGAAGATGGGAACCACCCCCCACAGTAGCGATTGTGATTAGAGCGCCTGCCGACAGTAGATTTTGTAGCATCGTCGCCGTTAAGGCGTCCTGCTTGGTCGCGATGTCGGCGTTGATGGCGGTAATCTCGGTGTCGTCGGCCTTCGCGGCGAGTGCGGAGACCAGTCCTGGCACTGAGCTTATGCCACTAACGCCCCCATTCGCTGCGACGTACGCCTTGATTTCCTGCGTGCTACCAAGGCCGGTCGCTATAAAGAGCTCATCGAAAGTACCGCTACGAACGCCTGTGAGAGACGTCATTTACTTTCAGCAGCGTTTTTAAGTATCAGGCGCGTCTGAAAAGACTTACTGAAAAAGTCGCCGAGTGTCTTCGCCCTGAGGTTGATCCACAGAAAGTCGTGAGGGGTCTCCACCGCATGACGGTAGATGGCCTCCACCTCCTTCTTACTCGCCAGCGCGGATAGTTCTTCAAGTATGGCGTCCAGGTCTTGGCGATTCCTTATGCGGAATAGGATGAGATCGCTTGCGTTCACGCGAACAACGGGGTTTAAAACTCGATATTTCTGCACACTGCATATGCAACTTATGTGAAGGTGTCTGCCCCTGCAGAAGAGCATCTCAACCGCTTTCGAACTCCTCATCGCCTCCTTCGAGTCGAGAAGGTCATCGAGGACGAAGCATATCGAAAAGAGACGATTTGAGTCGCTCGCCTTCTGATGTTTGACAATGCGCGTTTGTAGCTCAAGGATCTCCTGAGCCTTCTCTTCATCCCAGGAATCGAAACAGTGTTCGGCCGGATCCAATCCGTGGGATTCCAGAGCTTTTATGAATCCCTTCCACGAGTCATCAACGAAGATGCTGTGGGACCAGACATATGTACGCTCAAAAACGCGCCCTAACGGATAGATGTCCGTCAGCATTGACAGCAGTAGCGTGGTCTTCCCGGAATTCGATGGAGCGCAGACGATCATATTGAAGGGTACAGAGGGGACGTGCGCGCCATACTTGGACTGCTTGATCTTGTATTCTTTCGCAGCGACCGCTTTCACTTCAGGAGCGCCGCTCATTTCTTTTTAGTCGCTATTAAAGAAATGGCTCCTCTCAAGAAGAAGCCATGTTTCGAAAAGCTCGCTCGATATGCGGTCAAGGACCCTCATAAGGTGAAGCTACCAGACAGGAGCGCTACGCAGAAGCACGAGGCTCTCAAGAAGAGAGCGCGTAAAGTTGCCGAAACCAAGCTCGAGGATCGAGCGATCAACCGTCACGCTAACTCTGTGAACCTTGAGATGGTTCGTAACCATATGGACGAATTCGATCGCCTTCAAGGAGTGATGGAATCACACGCACGCCTAGGCGTCCCGACCACAGGGCTCAAGGAACGGCAGTTGGAATTGAAACGGCTCGCTTCTATCGCGATGGCGGGAGGTGTCGAGAAACATCCGTTGTTTAAGTAAAATGATGACCGGGTTATCGCGGAGACCTAACTACGAGGAACTGGCGCAGCTAGTTTCTACCGACCCGACGCGTCTCCGTCTTCCGGATCGATTCGCGACGGAGCTCGCAAATAGCTTTGAATATGGGTCGATCCAACGTGACGGCTTGCTCAAATTAGAAGAGATGAACATGCGGATGGCAGAGAAGGCAGAAAAAGACGCGGCAATCCAGAGGATAGCTCAAAACAACGACGTACCACTCTCCACCCTCCGGGCCATTCTCGAGGGCGCTCACGGCGCCTCGGTAGCAGCGGGAATGGCGTCAGATCATCTCTCAGATGTCGATACAAGCTCTGCAGCTTCATTTCACAGTGCGAATGAAGCGGCGGCTGAGGAGGCTAGAGCGGTTACCCTACGTACCAGTTTCTTTGGTACCTCGGCGAGTATTGATGACATGCTTTCAGGGACTGGAGTCGCTCGGATGCTTATACCTGAGACCGTCCGAGGAAGGCCCACGGGGGCGTTCATTCCACACTCTACGATGCCTCTGGGGTACGCGTCCGGCGCTGCTTCATCCAGCGGCTATAACGTCAGGGGCAGTTTCAGCTCTCCTTTCGTTGATCCTGCGTCTGAAGCAGGACGCGCACTGGCCTCTCACAGGACGTCTCGACAACCTGCAGGACCTACGCTCAGAATCTATGGGACGCGCACCGAGGGACCGATGGATATGCCGATGGACGTAGACGGGTTGCGTACGGAAGGACCAGCACCACCGACAATGCGAACGGAAGGCCGTATGCGTCGTGAGCCTAGGATGCCGCCTCCGGCTAGACCCAGTCCCCTGTTATTTGATGCGTCAGGGACTCCAATTCCATTACAGCTTGCATTCGATCATCCGCCGGCTATGGTGCTGGCCGCTCTCCCGGCGCACAGCGCAAGGGCCATGGCCGCTCTCCCAGCTCCGGTGATGACCGCTGCGCGATCGGCCGGCGAAGCCGGCATGGCGTCGGACACGTTAGAGAAGGATCTCGAGGATATGATCGATTCCGAAGAACTGCCCAAGAAAGCTACGAAGGCCGACAAGAAGAAACCCAATCTTAAGAAGAAAGCCATATCGCCTGGCAAATTCTCGAAAAAGGCTTTGACCAAGAAAATTGTGCAGGGAGTAGTCGTGGCAGCGTGACTTAAAAATGTTTGTACAGATAAAACAGAAGGATGGCATTCGAAGCTCATCAGGGTGCGGCAGATTCGCATCTCATTGACTCTCTTTCGTTCAAATTGCGACCAGGGGCTCAATATATCCAGGACAGGGCGAACTCTTCTTTTTATGCCTCCGGTGGAAACAGCTACAGCGCAGCTGGGGTTCGTATGATTAAATTTCAGATCACCAGCTCGAACGGGTGGATGGACCCACAGACAGCTCAGATTCGTTACGTATTGAAGAATACCGCGACAACAGCCGCTGAACTCCTTACACCCCTGGTGAAGCATGGTGCCGCTCCATTTTCCAGGTGTCGCATCCAGGTCGGTGGTGCCCTTATTGAGGACATTAGTGACATTGCTCGCCTTTATTCGATGTTCAGCCAATTTCAGAGCTCGGAACGTCGATTGAACGACGAAGTTGCAGGGTTGCCGGCGGAGCTGGCAGGTGCAGGCGCGACTACCACGGTGTGCTTCACACCACTTTCCGGCCTTTTCCAAAGTGACAAGTATCTACCGTTGAAGCTCTGCCAGGGTGTAACGGTTGAGCTCGAAATAAATTCCGACGCGGCGTCCTGGCTCGATTGGGATCCAGCAGTGGCCGCTGGAGCCGGCACAAACGCGCTCAAGAGCCAACAGTGGGAAATCAGCGACGCGCGTCTGATGGTGGACATCGTGACGGTCGATCCAGAACTGGCGAACCAATACACGGCCCATATCGTAAGTGGCCGTAACCTCCCAATTAACCTTTCCGGCTACATCTCGATCAAGCAGGCTTCAGGTCCAGGTCAAGCCTCCGGAACCATCAACGTGACTCGCGCACTGTCTCGCCTCAAGACGCTGTTTATCTCGGCGATGAGCGGAGCTGATACCGACAATAAGGAGATCAACACTTTCCGAGTCGCCGGACCGAACGCTACCGTTGGGGTCTCCGTGGGTGCTAAGCGTATCCCGGAGAGTGATATCAGCTCATCGGCAGAAGCGTGGTACCGCCTACGTATGGCTCTTGGGACGCACGCTTCCGCGGCGCACTCGACGGGCATTTCGCGTACAGAGTGGGAATCGACCAAATTCGTCATCGGTCTCGATACAGAGAAATCACTGCAGGCCTCTTCGACCGGTTTGAACACCAAATCGGGAGACCTTTTGACGGTGAAATACGCGAACTGGGCGGTGGCTCCAGAAAGCCTATACGTCGTGATGTGCCACGAGATGCTCCTCAGCCTTAGCGATCGTGGGGTGGAAGTTTACGATTAGACCCTGTGAATCCATTTGAGGTGCGCCCCGAGCGCTTCTACATTCTTGAATTTCTGAGCGCAGTGCAGACAGCACAGGCGGAGATGCTGGAAATACTCTATGAGCTGCCAGAGAATCTCGTCGTAATTGCAGGACACGAGCGTCTTGAAATTGGCTCGAGAGTAGTCCTGGAGGCAGTCCCTCTGTTTTTCCGACAGACGCCCAGTGCCTTTCGGCGTCTTCAATTCAACCGCCATCCCACTGTAGCGCTTGTGGTGATTGAGCAGTAGGATGTCTGGAGTGCCTCCCCGGTAACCCTTCCTCCAACAATCCAGGCGCTTCTCCGAGGTGTCCTGTAGCTCACCCAGCCCTGGGGCCAGAAGCGCTCCGGGGAGATACCCCTTGATGAACGCCACAACCCGATAGTGGAGCTGCGTCTCGTTAGTAATCGTGCACAATTGTGAGGCTACTCCAGACTTGCGAAGAGCCGGGAGAACCTCGGAGGTGATCCATCGTTTAAAAGCCCTCGCCTCCCGCATCTCCGACCTGAGAATCAGGGAGTACACCCCGCTCTCGTTGATGTATATCGTCTGCGCGTCGTTATGCAAAAGGGGCCGGCCCATATCGGTCCCCCTTATATTTTCAAGTTTCGCGCGGTCTTCCTCATCCACATGCATGCGGATTGCCTTGCGCTCATTCGCGTATCCGAGGATGACTGCGACGTCCTTCGCTCGAAACCACGCAGTGCCCTCGTCATCAGTACGTACGGCGACTGGGAAGGAGTTCCAAGAGATGAGGCGAGCGTTCGCCAGGCCGGCCGATCGTGTAGCGATCATCGACTGTTTTATTATACCCGCACACCATTTTCTTCGACCCTCGAGTACCGACCTGTTCGAGTGACGAGTAGAGAGTGGCAGCGGTTCCCCGTCAGACGCTGCTGCGCGTGTTGTCGCGGCTTACCACAGCGGCTGTGGAGACGACTTATGCGTCTGTCAGGAAAATTGGCTCACGGCCGTCCTTGTTAAATAGAAGGGTTCTCGTGAACTCGCCGGTGGCCTTGGTGCGTACGGTCATGTCCTTACGCATCTCAAATTTAGCGGCTCGACCATTCTGTGTTAGGTCGAATGTCACACCTTCTCCGTTGAGCAGATCCATGTAGAGACTGCGCACGGAGGTGAAATTCTCCCGATCATCCTCGGCTTTCTTTTTCCGAGGACCCCTCACAAGCTCCTTGGCCGTGTATTTCACACAGCTCGTTGGGACTCCTTTCATCCTAATATGGAGACCCGTCACAAGCGAACCATCCTCCTCCCCGACGCCGCGGAGGGTGTCGAGGTAGCACTTCTTGCCGAGACCGATAAACTCTGTGCTGCACACGTCTTTCGCGCCCTCCAGTTTGAAGTCGTCGTGGAACTGACCCAAGTCCTCGCCGATGAGCTCCCTACCATATTTCTCCTTGAAGGCTGCGGCGAGCTTCGGGACGTCCCTCTGAAATAGATGCTGTGAGTCCGTGTCCTGATAGAAAATGGGAATACCAGAGTCCTCCGCCGTGCACATGACCTCGTTCATAATCCTCTTGCTCATGGAGAGAACCTCCACGCCTACCTGCGCATAATTGAAGAACCCATCGATGGCTTGATACTTCTTCACCATGTTCTTGTGACCGCCGATGGGCGTCACGGAGTGGATGAAGTTGTAGTTGATCGGGAGATAGGCCTTCAGCTCCTCATCGGTCTTCACCAAGTGCTCGAACTCTGGAGCCTTCTGGATGGTGAAGCCATAGAGGGTGTTCATTACGAGCTTGTAGCCCACCTCGATCGGGTTCTTGTTCTGCTTGTGCCGCCGCCGCAGCTCGAAGAGACTCCGGATGACCGTGTTGATCGTGTCATTGCGGCCCTCGTTGAAGTAGAGCCCCTGGAGAATCTTGACCTCCAGCCCTTGGAACTCCATCGCGTCCTCGAGACCCACCCTATCGAGGTACACCTCCTGACCCTCCAGGTTGTTGGTGAAGTCCCGCACCCCATCTGCCTTCACGACACTGATCAGAGGGAAGGCGTAATGCTTCTTCACCGCAGTAACCTTCACTCTCACGAAGTAGCCATCCACACTCCGCAGAAATTTCATATTCTTCTGGTCGTCCTGAATAACCTTGGGAGTGCCCTTGAGAAAGCCAGGCATTCGGGCGAGGGCTGAGGGGTAGAGGCTGACTCCGTCGAAGTCCGCGATCTCACCCACCGCGTGCACCCTCCGGTTCTCTCTCGTCATCACCCGTCCACCCACCACACACTTCTGGATGAACTCCCGCACGTTGCCTGACACCTGTCGCACCTCATCGAAGCACCCGCTGCGGAAGGCCACGGCCTTGGCGATGGAGGTGGTGGTGATGCATTCGTCAGTGTCGATATTCATAGCCTTCACGACCCACTCGCGGAAGGTCATGTACCCCTTCAGAGTCACCTCCGTGTCCCGCTCGCAGTAGTATGCGCTGTAAGCGAGTATGTCGAAGTTCTCGCCCTTCACAATGCGCCTGCTCCGGAGAACCTGACGGAAGTGCTCAATGTCCTCCGCGCTGGTCTCCGAATCCTCCAGAACCTTTACCGCCTCCACCACCGGACACCACTGCTTCTTCACGTTCGTCTGGGTGTAGAGCCCATAAGGCATCACCTCCTTCTCCATCGGGAGGTTGAAGCATTTCCCGAAGTCTCTCAGGGGCATCGGGATGAGGCAGAGCGTGTCCTTGAATGTGATCTTCACATTGTCCCCGTAAATGGTCCGGAGACCATTCGCCTGGAGAATCTTGTTGTCTTTCGGGAGGATGCTCGTGCAGATGATGCGCTCCAGCAGGAATCGAATGTCATACGCCAGGTTGTGAGCCATTATGACCATCGAGGTCCCGTTCTTCCACTTCGACTTACACCCGGTCCACAACCAGTAATTCTTGACCGCCCAGTCCAGGGCTTGCTCTGCACAGTCCTCTCCGAAGCAGGTCTTATGGTGTCTATCATCGTAGCGGATATTACAGAGGTAGGCCTTGTGGCGCTCGCCCTCCGTGGTCGTCTCAAAGTCGATCACGAAGCGGAAGACGCCCGTCTCTGGAACCTCGGCAGGCTCCTTGTCGAGGGCCTCCAAGTCGATGCGCTCACCCTTGACCTTAGTGTCCCTGCAGTTCTGGGGGTTGACCTCGAGGATCCGGACGTCCTGCACCTTCTTGTAGAACTGCGTCCGCATGATCTCGTTATCGTACGGGATGGGCTTCAGAAGCCGCTCCTTGTCCTGTATGAGGATCTTGAAGAGCTGGTAGCTGGTGATGAACCTGTCCTCCCTCTTCCAGACGCCCTTTTGGTTCTTCCCCACGATCCTGTGGCAGTCTTTCACGTCCCGCACCTCCTCATAGTGCTCTAGGCAGAAGCTGGTGACCTCCACCCTATCCACGAGGAAGTAGTGCTCGTCGAGGAGACCTAGGGAGTATACCGGGTGCTTCTTGTCGCCGTGCCAGTGGACCTTCCCATCAGCGACCTGCAATCTGATGCAGATCTCGAAGTCGCTGCATATTTTCTTCAGCTTCACCTCCGGAACGTCCCTGCACTGCATGTGGATCTTCAGGTCCTGCAGACGCGCCTCCGGGAAACCACCCTCCTTCAACGCCGTCCAGAGGCAGTTGTCGTTGTGATCCTCCGCCTTCACCTCCTTGAAGACGCCGTAGCGGCTCCAGTCGAAGCTGGTCGTGTGGAGGTACTTGAAGAAGCCGCCGGCCGGCTTAATCCTCTTCTTCCCCTTCTTGGTCAGGCGGAAGTCCTCAGCAAGGAAGACGATCTGTTGTACTTCAGTCACATCTGTGATGAATTCCGTATCACTCGGCTTCGCCCCAGGTACTCCGTATTGGTCCACTTCATATGCAGTCAAAACGATGTTGTCCGGATCCTCGACGTCGTCCAAGGCCTTTATCAGCCGCGCCATTACGCGGTCACTGAGAGTGTAATACTCTCCATCCGATTTCTTCACCAGTAGGAGGCGGTCTCTAACGATGGACCTAGCCAGGAGGATTGCGTCCTTGGCGGATATCTCCTGCAGAGACACCACAACCTCATCGACCTCCCCGCGGTTCATGCGTTGGAATGCCGCCCGCAACTCCCCGGTGGGATCGGAAGCTCCCAGGGTGGAGTCGTAGAAAGTCTGCACCGCCAGCGGCCACTCCTTGATGATGTCCGCGAGGTTCTTCTTCTGTCGCTTATCCTCCCTCGCCATTGCTGTCCTGTATGCCTTGGAAGTGGGGAGGTAGCGCTTTGAGCCCAGCTGTACGTACTTGCGGTTCTTGTATGTGACCTCCGTACCCATATCCCCACCCACCCGCGGGAACATCTGATATTCCTTCAGGAGATCCTTCAGATTTCGCTTGTTGTAACGCGCCATGAACCCAGGAGTGCTCAGGAAGGTCCGTACGGCCTCCATGACACCATCCGGGAACTCGAAGCGCTGTGAAGCACTTGTAGTTGATCGGTTTGCAACCATGGTTCGCTATTTCTCTTTAACAATGTTTTTTTCTTTCGTCGTCCGAGTGGTTCAGTTCGCATGCCGACTATTAAATGCTCTCAGAGACGGTCTGAGCGATCCACCCGGAAATTATGCACGTAGCTCACCTCTGACTGGGTCTCAGCGTCTCTCCCACCTCTCTTCACGCAGCTCTCCAGAAATGCGAGTATCCATGCGCGAATAGTCTCCCACATTTAAATACATGGAGGATCATGTGAAGGCTCTTGACATGGTTTGTAAGCATTTCAGAGCGGAGCATGGCGATGCGTGCATACAGCGACTGCGAAGGAACAACCGCCGACTCGGGCGAGAGAAAGCGAAGGTGGGGGCTCAGCTCGACATCACAACCTGCCGACTGCAACGCATGGAGAAGGACTACAGGATCCTTCAGAACCTTTTCCACATCATAAGGGAAAGCATCTTAGCGGTGGATCGTCATGGCGACCCATACGGATTTTTCGCGCTTCTGTCGGAAAACCGAAGGCCTCCGCTGCGATAAGGCCGGAATCTATGCGATCCAACCAGCCCCGATAGCGAACCCTCCGGTGAAGGTCGGCATGGCGTACAACCTGCTAGAAAAGATGGCGAGGTACAGTCAAGCGTATCCCACGGGATTCAAGATACATGCGGTGGCTCGGGTCGCCACAAGAGACCCCAACTACGTCAGAAGTCGCGACGATGCCGTGCTGGCCGAAAAGGATATGCTCGGCAGGTTGCAAGACGTCAAGGCGATGAGAAAGGAGTGGATAAAACCCGAAGCCGTGGGCCGTGCGGTCGATGCGCTGAAAGCCGCTCATGTCAAGTATACACACAACACCGCATTGGAACCTCAAGTCTACACTGCCGAGACCCTGAACCCCCGGAGGAGATTGCGGGGCAAGCAAGCCCCACCTCCCGAACCACCCAAGAAGCGTCATGTGGGAGGTGTTGAAGACCCCAAGCCGAAGGTGAAACCCGTAACGACGCAGGTCGGTGCGCCGGCGAAGCCTGTACCTCCGAAGAAGCGCCGCCTGGGGCTGACCGAGAAGGAGATGCGCGCTGAGGTGCGAAGGGGGTATCAGGGCGGTATCCTGCTGACAGGAAAGCAATCGAAACCCCTGGAGATGCGGAAACGGACCAGGGCCGGAACTGTCTATGGGAGAATTGCCTAATGTTCTCAACGAGATTATCTTCGCGACCATAAAGATTCGAATGGCGACGACCGCTAAGCTCAAGACCGTCTCTGAACTCGCTCCAGACCAGTGGGTAGTCGGTGAGGTGAAAAAGACAAGAGGAGCTTCAATGGCCAGCGTTAGCGAACATGACAAAACCGTCATCACGTTCCGTCTAGATGTCCCGGTCAGAGCCCCCTTCGGTCTCTCCCAATTCAACGAGAAAAACCTGGATCTCTCCATCGAGAACGACGAGCTGCTCGCGAGTCTGCAGAAGCTGGACGCGTGGGCATGTAAGCATGCTGGAAATCTAGGTGTGGCTGCGGATGGGTATTCGCCTCTGATGAAACAGAAGGACGGACTACACGCGCCACTGCTGCGGACGAAGATCAATACACAATATGTAAGGGTCTGGGGGAAAGATGGTGAGCCTGATGTGGAGTTTGACTACGCAGCCCTCCACGGAGCTTCACTACAACTCGTCATCAGACTGCGCGGCTTCTGGGTCCATTCTGGGCGCTGGGGACTTCTACTACAAGCACAGGACCTGCTGGTGTTAGATCGCACCGCTACGGCTTCGGTCTCGCCGTTCGTGTCGACTGTCGAATAATTGTCTCGCCGGTCGGTAATAAAAATGTTGCCAGTTAGAAATACGTCAACAATGCCGTCAGGACGACCGAGAGTGCTGACAGACGAGCAGAGACTCGAGCAAAAACATACTGCTGACAAAAACTATTCCTCCCGCCCAGAGATCCAGGAGCGCCGCCGCGAGTGGCGAAGAGAGAACAGCGAACGGATCAATGAAAGACGGCGGGAACAGTGGCATGAGCGCAAGGAGGCCTTTGTGCAAATGACTGCGATACAACCCACGCCGGACTTCTAGTCCCTCCTTCTGGGAGGGCTTTCTTGCGTTAAGTGTGTCGCTGCATAGTTTGGAGGCTTTGGCGGTGGTACTTCAGGCATTCATCCGCATGCTTTCGGTCTGTCAGACCGCAGTTGCGGTGCGTTCCATGTTGTCAGCAGGTCGTGTCAAGTTGCGCGCGGATTGACGCAGGTCGTGTCAAGTTGCGCGCATGTTGTCAGCAGGTCGTGTCAAGTTGCGTGCAGTCCCGTGTGACGCACGTGGCACATGCGTGAAGTCCCGTGTGACGCACGTGGCACATGCGTGAAGTCCCGTGTCACGTGCGTGTCACGTGCGTGTCACGTGCGTGTCACGTGAGTGAAGTCCCATGTCACATGCGTGTCACGTGCGTGTCACGTGCGCGCGGATTGACGCAGATTGACGCAGTCAGACGCAGATTGACGCAGATGACGAGGATCTACTGCCTGATCGGAAATCCAGCGTGACACCACACCATGGTAGGTCTGGGGCGAGTTCCCAAAATCCACCAATCCTCCAAGAGAAATTGTCGAAAAGTGCGCGCGCCAAAGACGCAACGCAGTGCAGTCACAGACCCTCCCCGATCGAAAAAGGACGGATCGACCGCCGCGAACCCGAACACACGAGCTAGAGACCTAAGAACCCCTGGCAGACAATTCCTGTGGAGACTGCGAGAATCCTGAGATGCAATAGGATGCGACGCGATGCTCTGGATGCGCGAACGCATAGGGTCTACTGCGCTGTCGGAAATCCAGCGTGCCACCACACTCTGGTGGGGTCTGAGCGTGTTCCCAGAATCCACCAAAAACCCTATACTACT